CTATGCCGCCACTTTGTCGCCACTTGGCATCGTCGCCAGCGGATTGAATTGCAGGGCGGTTTCGAGGTGTTCTGGCGCAAGGTGAGCATAGCGCATCGTCATCTTAATATCATGATGGCCGAGGATGCGTTGTAACACCAGAATGTTGCCGCCCGACATCATAAAGTGCGCCGCAAAGGTATGGCGTAGCACATGGGTAAGCTGGCCTTTGGGTAGCTGAATACTGGTACTCTCAAGTGCAGCCATAAAGCGGAAATAGCACTCGCTGAATAGACGATCATCACCCCGCGTTATCAACTTCTTGTACAGTGCTTTACTGATCGGCACGCTGCGGTTCTTTTTGCCTTTTGTACGGATGAAAGTGATCTTATGCGGTGTTATCTGTGACCGGGTGAGATTTTCCGCTTCTCGCCAGCGTGCGCCGGTGCTGAGACATACCTCTACCACAAGCGGCAAATCAGTATCGCCTTTGCTGCAGGCTGCTAATAGCTCCGTGATTTGTGCGTGGGTAAGCCACGCCATTTCCTTTTCTGCGACGGTGAACTTGCGCATGTTCTCTAACGGATTGGGTTGGTTCCATTCGCCTAGCCGCGCTAGCTCGCTGAACATGCCGCTTAGGTAACTTTGTTCAAGATTAACGGTGACTGGTTCTGCACCGTTCTTCCACTTCTCGGAAAAGTAGATTTCACCGGACAGACGCTTATCACGATAATGCGCGAAGTCTTTAGCGGTGAAGGTAGTCGCGGGAGGATCACCTAGAGCCTCAATCACAAGGCATAGTTTTTTGTAGGTGCGTTCACCAGCGGTGAGGGATTGGCCGTGCAGGTTGTACCAAAGCTTGGCTACCTCACTCAGTTTCCGGCGATCTACTGCTTCACCTAACCACGGCTTGTTTTCTAACTGTTCCATGGTGAAGCGCTCAAATGCTAAGGCTTCACCTTTTGTTGCGAACTGCTTACGTACCCTGCGGCCTTCACGGCCAGCAGGGTAGCACTCACATAACCACTTACCGGATGTTTGTTTCCGAACTGCCATTGTGACCCCTCTTTAAAATGGGGTACATTTAACTGTGTAAAATTACAGTGGTCAATGTTTGAAAACGAAAAGTTATACAGTTAATCACTGTGTTCCGGGTTGAAAAAATGTGTAATTTCGTACATCCATCGTGGAGTGTTTATCCATTTATCCTCATTAACCACAGCACAATATTCGGTGCAAAAAAGGTCTTTTTTGCCTTGTTCTTTAAAGTAATCACCAATAATTTTTTTCTGAATTGTGGTGAGATTTAGTTTCAAAGAAGATATTTCACTTTCTAATACATCTACAGAGTCAATAAAATTGAACCTAATTTCTCCTTTTTCACGTAATGAAATCAATGTCTTAAGGAAAAAATCGCCATCTAGTGAATCTTCTATCTCTGTTGGCGGGCTGACGGTATTATCAGTTGTTTTCAAAAGTTCAATGCAATTTTTTTCTGTGTTTAGTAACAGTCTTCTGATTTTTATTTCTGGTATTGAATCGGAACTATCAAACTTATCATATTTTTCATCTGTATCTAATAAACAAAAAACTTTCCCGCTAATTGTTTTTCTTCTGTCTTTTAAAGCAAGAATTAGGTAACTGTAAATATCTTTTAAAACAAAAGAGCCACCAACGGGCAATATAACTAAGTTAGCGACATCTTCAAATTGTAGATGGGATTCTAGGTATTTCTTATCCGTTTTACCCTCACATATCAACCAGTTGTATTTATTTCCTGAAGTTATGGATGCTATGATTGATTGAACCAAGTCATGGTTGCTTTTTACTTCTAGGGTATCTAAATAAGAACCCTTTGATTCCTCTGCTAATTTTGATAGCGCTTCTCTATAGAACTGAAGATTCAATGGTTTTATATAATTTTGGTTTGGAGATATGTACACGGCTGTGCCGTAACCGATTGTAGGTAAAAAACCATACCAGTGTGTAGTCACTAAGGTTTGAATGCCCATACTGGAAATGGTGTTTATTTTCTCAAATTGTTTGAAGCAAGCTGAAGAATGTAAAGATAACTCTGGTTCATCAATAGCAAAAATTGTTTGAGTCTGTGACTTTTTTGGATTTGCTTTTAAAAACGCAGTTGCAAGATCTAGTAAGGCTCGTCTTTTTTCTCCAGAGCTTAAATTATTGATAGGCGTATCTTTACCATCATGATTTCTGCGGTGTAAGATCTTATCACTAAAGTAAGTCTCAATTATTTTCAGAACCATATGCCGTTGAGTAAATTGAGTCTGCCTTTGCGATGGTTTTTTGAAATGATATGATTTATTTAATAATTTGGAAACACTATCAATATAATCATTAAGATGTTTGTTTATGGCTGTTATATCGGTCTTTTTAATGATCTTGGATATTTTTGTCTGAATATCATCGCCAAGAAGTGACTGTGCTAATTCACCCTCAATCTTAGAATAGCTGCTGACTGTTATCTCGGCGGGTATATATATATAATTATACAGTTCTTTTATATAGGTGAATACTCTGCTGATAACATCTTCGAATTTGTATTTTTTTAACCAAGGAACACTTGGTAGTGATTCAGATAATTCTTCTAGCTCTTCTTCATAATCTACGATTGATTCGAAAATGGACATTGTAGGGATTGGAACTTCATTTGCTTTCTTCTTTGTAAATCCTATAGGTATCAAGTAATGAGTGTTTTCATTATAGTTTTCGGATAATATGTTTCTATGTTCTACAAACTTATCTGCTAAAGTTCTTTGGGCGGAGTTAAAATCATCTGTCTCTATTTGCCAAGTTATAGAGCTTATTTTTTCTAAAACCTTGGTCATTACTATGTTTTTCTTAACTTTTTCTTTCTCGATTAGAAATATTGAAACTATGAATGGTTCTCTAGTTTCATAACCAAGGCTTCGTGCTTCATTATTAATATCAAGCTTGTTAATATCAGATCCATTAAGTAATGAGTCTATTGCCGACAGGACAGTGCTCTTCCCAACGCCATTTTCACCAATGAAATAGCATGAATTACCATTTAGGCTAATTGGAATATAGTGTTGGTTACGAAAAACTTTATAATTTCTTAATAACATACCAACAATCATTCTAAAACTCCTTTTCTGAAATGGATATTATTGAATCATTGGTTTTAATTATGCAGGTTTACAAACTTGTAATATTTTAGCTAAAACTTTCAATTCTTCTATTAAACAAACGAAAGAATTTTTTTGATCTGACACATTCACTTTATGACCGGGAATACGAACCAGTTCTCTAATGCTAATGTTAGTATCAATATCAATAAGCCAAGTGCCATCATAGATTTCATCATATTCTTGAGTGGCAATGTACTGTACATCCCCATCGATCACTAGAATAGGTTTTTTGATTCCTTCAGGTAGAAATGATTTATCTAAGAGGAGAGTTTCACCATCTTGAAGTTGTCTTCTAGATAATACTTTACTAGGCACTGCTAGTGCAGATGGCGCGGTAATTACGTTCTGCTCAAACATCTCACCTTGACCGTACGTCAGCCATCGCAACGATGCCCCTGTATCTAAGGCGCACTTGAGGACGTATTCAGCAGGAAACGCATTCCGTAGTTGCCGGTTAGCCAAAGCGCTCGCGGTGATATCAAGTGCTTCGCAAAGCGCCAGCTTTGTCTTGAGACCGTAGGCAAGGAGCATTCTGTCGATTACAGCTTTTGTATCCTGATTAATCATCTGGATCTCTTTTTGAGATAAAATCATTGACCATCTTAATCCAAGATTGTAAATTCAATCTCGATAAGAGATTTTGGTGCTTATCACCACTTAACGCGACCCGCCACAGGTCATCGGAGGATCTTGCACTATGCGTAAAAACATTTCAATCACGGTTCCTACACCACACGTAACCATAGAAAAATACTGTGAACTCACAGGGTTATCTAAGAACACTGTTGATGACATGCTCGCTGATGGGCGTTTGTCATCATACCGCCATCGCTTAGGTACTGGTGCAAAACGAGAGAAAGTACTCATCAACATGGTGAAATTGACGCTCAGCGCTCTCTCGGAATGTGAATTTACAGTCATTGTTTGAGATGTTGCCAGACGCAAAAGGGGAGAGGAATGTTTGATTTTGAAGTTTCAAAACATCCACATTTTGAGATGGCGTGTCGCCAGTTTGCTGTTCGGCAAAACCTTGTGCGCGTTGCTGAACAGATTGAAATGAAGCCGCAGATGCTCCGCAACAAGCTGAACCCAGAACAACCGCATCAGCTGAGTTGCACCGAACTGTTGGCAATCACTGATGCAACAGAAGATTCCAGCTTAGTAGATGCCTTGCTGGCACAGTTGAACTGTTTACCTTCAGTGCCAGTTAATGAGGCATGTGCTGGCAACATATCTACATACGCGTTGAAAGCGACAGCGGCAGTAGGTTCAGTTGCGGCGGCGGCGGTAGAAGGCGATCACAAAACGGCATCTCGTAAATCCGCTCTACTCGATAGCGTTAACACGGCGATCCGTCATTTATCGCTAATCGGCCTGACCGTTCAAAACCGTATTCAATCCAATCCGGCTCTGGCCACAACCGTAGATGTTATCGGTGGCTTGGGGGCTGTGGCGGGATTGGCTTGATAATGAAAGGAGAGTTTATGCGGGAAGCTAAAAAGGATCGTATTGAGGCGGCACTTAAACAGCAAATTACAACTGCAAAACAGCGTACTCGACTCTTAAGAGTGATGCAAAAATCTTTAGGCAAAGAAGTTAAAAAAATGGGGTTGAAAGGAGTTCCAATGGAGGAGGTTAAGCAGGTGTTCGACGCTTTTATTTGTCTTGGTGAAATAAAAGAGTGAGGCCATTTCAGGCCTCGTGGGTTGTATTCAAAAAAATTCGATAATGGTTTTATGGGTTACGGGTATTTTTTCATTAAGCTTGACACCAAGTGCTATATGCAATTCTTTCAGCTCTTCAGCGTGGGGGCTGTTTTGAATTGGTTTCTCAATGTTGTCGAGAATTCTATTTAATCCGGAAAGTAAAGATTTAACATCATCGATATCACTATCTAACATGCAATAACTCCGTTGTTGGTTGGTTGTTTTTGGCGATTCGATCCTACCACAGCAACCATGTACCGGGCATGGCTAAAACTCGGTTTTCATTCTCAACTGCCTACATTGTGGACTGTTGAGAATGGATTAATTAGGAGGGAAAATATATGCCTATCTCTATAGCCCCGCTATTGAAGCAACAAAGCCCGTCGCGGCATTTTGAACACGGTTTTATTGAATTGCCGGGCGGAAAGCGCTGGCGCCCATGTCACAATCAGGCGGCCTTACTGCGTGGCCTGTCAGCGGCTAAGCTTGTTTCACCGTTGCGCCGTTTGTTTTGTCGTTAATTGGGGCTGTCATGTTGTTGGCTACTGAAACACAAAAAGCGATCGGTATTAAGCGCATTTCACAGATTAAGCGTGAGCTGTTCCCGCATAAGCGGAATCAGGCGCAAGAGGCTTTTGATAAGTCGCCGGAACATATCCGCAGAACTGTTTGTTTTCATGCCGGGCTGAAAGAGCGGCATATAAAAATGAAGTTTGCAGAAATGAGTTATTCAGAGCGTAAACAAATCGTGTGGGCGCTGAATGACCTGATTGATTTATCAAAAACCTTACCGCGATTTATCAGTGATGATGATTGCGAATTAAACATTAATTAACCGCATCGCGTAATTCTGGCGTTAACCCGCCGGGTATCGCTTTGTCTGAAATAAGGAATTTACTATGAAAGAATCTTCGCTTCTTACTCCAACTTTAACCAGCTCGGCAAATAACGCCTTTCAGCGTGGTGTTGTCGCTGGCACTTGCCGCGCGGTTTCTGCCTTAACAAATGAGTTTCAAGATTTGTTAGATAGCGCGCGTGTTGATGAGCGTAAAAACCAATCTCAGGTTGCTGCTGCGCGTTTGGTTCGGCTGGCGGCCCACATCACCCAAGAGGGGTTAACAGCTGTCGAGGCTGTAGAGCTGTTGCGCCAAGAGGCTGAAGCCATCGAGCATCAAGCGCAGGAGCTGCACTAATGGCCGACTTGATGGACTACGAACAGGAGCGGCAAGCGCTGGTATTGGAGGCGCAGATTACCAATGCCCGCAAATCCTCCGCGCTGCCTTCTGCCTTTGTTTGCGAAGAATGTGACGCTCCGATTCCTGCCGCGCGCCGCGCTGCCGTTCCCGGTGTTGATACCTGCGTAAGCTGTCAGCAGATCCGCGAGACGCAAAGTCACCTTTACGCGGGGAAGGCATGACGGAGTTCTCTATTTTGTTCGGCCTGCTGGCGTTGCTGGCAGGTCATTTTATTGCTGCTGATTTGAGTGATTCAGAATTTTCACGCAGACCAGAAAACCAAAATTACGATTAAGGAGTTTTTGTAATGCTACATGATTTAAAAATTAAACCCTCTTATTTTAACTTCGTTCGTGCTGGAGTAAAAAAAGCAGAGTTTCGCTTGAATGATAGAGACTTCAAAGAGGGGGATTTATTAAAGCTTCGTGAGTGGCTCGAAGATGCTAACGGATATACCGGTGAATTCATCATTGCAAAAATCACTCATATTACAGATGTCAGCGAGTGGAAAACTGGTTATGTAGTTTTAAGCATCCAAATACTGCAAGATTCTTTGTGCGTGAATTGCAATGAGCGCTACTGTGGCAACTGCACCTACGCACACGGCGCGAAAGTGCAATGAGCCAAGCTGCACCCGCCTACGCTTACCCATGGAACGAACCGCGCCCGGCAGTTGCCGGGCCGGTGAGACCGCTTACCCGTGAGGAACTCGCTCAGGGGCAAGCTGTTTTAACCAATATCCGCCGCTTGCCGCGCTTCCTCAGCGCCATGTTTCTGACGCGTTACACCAACTTGCTCAAGAGCAAAGGGCTGCACGACGCCAACAAATGGCTGGTGTTCCAGTTCGATCGCCGCATCTGGCCGCGCCTGCAAACGGTTAGCGCCAAAAATGCAATGAATCTCACCGCGTCTATGCGGTTTTCTGCTGAAGTCGATAACTACGCAGCCCTGCCCGGTATGGACGACAAAGAGTTACGTCGCCTTGCCGATCGGGTGGCCGGTCAACTTCTGCAGAATTATGAAGATTACTGCGATGAGTTTGTGGCGGAGAACGACGCCGACAATGCCGGTCTGTTCGAAGATGCCACCCAATCAGAATTTTATGGCCGCATTGCCGGTATGGCGCGCGCCTTCAACATCACCCCGATGCACTGGCGCAAATACCGCAAAGGCAAACTGGATGCCCGGTCAGCGATTGCCAGTCTGTCACGGTTGGTTAATTCCGAGTGGTGGGAGCGCCAGTTGAAAGCCCAGCGCACGCAATGGCGCGAGGCGTTGTTGATCGCCGTCGGCAATGTGAACCGTGGGGCGTCGTCCTACGCCAGTCGGCAGGCAATCCGCGATGTGAAAGCGCGCCGACAGTACAATTTTGATTATCTGAACAGCCGCGAGCTTGAGAACGTCGAAACCGGCGAACGCTTCAGCCTCATCGACAAGGTGATGGCAAGCATCTCTAACCCGGAAATCCGTCGCAAGGAGTTAATGACGATGATTGCCGGTGTTGAGCAGGCCGCCGCTATCCGTGGCGATAAAGGGATGTTTATCACCCTCACCACCCCATCCAAATATCACCCGACGCGCGCCGTCGGCAAGAACAGCCCGAAGGTGCATTTTAACCACAAGTGGGACGATGAAGCCTACACGCCAAAAGACGGCCAGCGCTATCTTGTGAAGCTGTTTAGCAAGATCCGCACGGCGTTTAAAGATGCGGGCCTGCAAGTCTACGGCGTGCGCGTTGTCGAACCGCACCATGATGCGACGCCGCACTGGCATATGATGCTGTTTACCTCCAAAAAACAGTGCCAGCAGGTGATCGACATCATGCGCCGTTATGCCATGGCTGAAGATGGCGACGAGCGCGGCGCTGCTAAAAATCGTTTTGACTGTAAGCACCTGAACAGAGGCGGTGCGGCGGGCTATATCGCTAAATACATTGCAAAAAACATCGACGGCTACGCGCTGGAAGGCGAACGCGATCATGAAACCGGCGAGTTGTTGACTGATACGGCCGCTGCCGTCACCGCGTGGGCGTCAACGTGGCGTATCCCTCAATTTCACTTTATCGGCCTGCCGTCGCGCGGGGCATGGCGTGAGTGTCGCAAGATCCGCTTTGTCAGTCTGGCCGAGGAGTTTGACGAAAGGGTGGAAGCGGTGCGTGCTGCCGCCGATGCCGGTCTTTTTGCCGATTATATATTGGCGCAGGGTGGCCCCAACGTTGCCCGCGACGATCAGACTGTGCGTGTGGCCCGCCGGGTTGCCGACGAGCGCAACGCCTATGATGAAGAGGTGCAGAAAATCGCGGGGATTTTTGCCCCGCACATCGGCGCCGATCGTGTTTATGAAACCCGCACTTCGCAATGGCGCATCGTAGCGAAAGCTGTTGCCGTTGAGCCTTTGACTTTGAAAAGCGCCTCCGGCGCGCCTCGGAGTCCTGTCAATAACTGTGGGTTGGTCGGCAGCGGTGGCGCCGAAAATGCGCAGGATGGGGAGCCTGTAGAGGCCGTGGCGGTGATGGAACATGCACCGGAAACCCAGATTGACTGGGATGACATGACCGTTGCACGGTCTGTTATGACGCGTTTACGGGCAAATGCCCCGCAGATAAACAGGCAGCAAAGAGGAATAGACCCATATAAGCGTATAGAGCCTGCTGCATCGGCCAGATTGACCACTGCCGAGCGCGATCGCGTATCCAAAATTTACTCAGAGCTGGCACTACACGGCATCGAGCCGACGCGCTGGGAACTTGAGGCACTGGCGCGCGGCGCTAAAGTCAAATTTGGTGATATTTCAATGCACTATCCGTCGGTTAGCGATTGGCCGGGCTTCCAATAATTTCTTGCGCAATTAAATCCGATAGGCATATACTGTATATGTATACAGTAATTAAGCATCGGAGGGAAAGGGTGCAAGCAGTGGATGAAGTGGTTGTTTTAGAAAGAATTGAACTCATCGCCCGTCTGGGGGTTTGTTATGAGAGCCAAGCGAAAGACAAAGACATTGCACTGATATGGATTTCAGAACTGGCGGGTGAGATGAAAACCAGCATTGCCCCTGAAAAAGCAGAAGTGATCAGGCAGCTTGCCGCGATCTCTTAATCCATAGGTGACGTATGAGACGAGATTTAAACTTAGCCGGGGCGTTTATGGAGGCGTTGAACTTCAACGAGAACGGCAAAGGCCGCCGCATAAAGACCGTTGATTTCATTCACGCCGCAAACCGGCTCGGCACACACCTAACGCCTGAAGAGGCGAATTATTACATCAAGCACCAGTCCGGCCACGTTTTCAGGCTGATTGACGAGGGGCGTTATCAGCACAATACATACCTTTATCTGGGTTAAAATTGCATGGGCTCTGGCTTGAAATGACATTGCCACAGCACAGAGCTTAACTTTATAGGGAAGCTCTGTGCCAGAAGTAGACGTTAAACACTATGAGTCTGCAGGGGTAGAACCACACTCAATTACTCCCCTTAGATTATGTCCAAGGGGCTTAAAAAGTTAACTTCATCTATAGGATAATTTTGATGTATAGTTGTGTCCACATGGCTATTAATTGACTAAGAGATGAGTGATAATGGCTTTTTTTACCGGCGTTAGTGAGTTTTTAAATTGTATTCCTCAATGGTTGTCATCGTTTATTACCGCTTTAATTGGTGCCTTTATTGGGGGCTGTTTTACTCTTAAAGGTGTTGAACGCGGGGCTAAGATTACTCGTGCAGAGGCTGAAAAGAACTCTCTTGAGTTGCAACTATCTGTATTAAAAGGAATTAAGGGGGAGATTTCCACTTTAATGAACTTATATAATAAAAGAATGAAAACCCACATTGACAACATTGAGCCGGGGAAGGCACTGATTATCCAATTCCCTGTTGGAGATGACAACTTTACATTCTATGAGCAAAACGCCAAGGTCACTGCAAAACTGAATGACGCAGCAAGAGATTCAATAATAAATATTTACACATATGCACGTTCATTAATTCAGTCCTTTAAAGGAAATAACCAGCTTGTTATAGACTACGAAAAAATAATTTTTGACATGGCTGATAATAATAAAAATAGAGATATGTATGAAAGTTTGTATTCTGCAAAACTCGCAGTAATGGTGGATTATGCACAAGGAATAAAAAGCATTGATGCAGAGCTTAGACATGTGATCAATGAGGGGTTTAATGTTATTAATCAAGAAATAGAGGCACTACAAATAAAATTAAAGCTTTAAGGGTTACTCCCGCTTCTTGCTCTGAGCGGACTGTCAGATTTGCTTGTGCACTGCTAGGGAATGTTGCCAACTCCAGTCTACATACCCAATGCATGTATTAGGTGCATGTATTTGCATTATGATCCGGTGTGAGTTTTATCCCTGCAGAGGCAGCACTGGCGCGGATCGCGCTGGATCATGCAACTGCATTAAAAGCGACACATAAAGCGCGCAGGCGAGGCGGGGATAGCATTGCGCGCAGGCAGTGTTTAAGATCTTTCGAAATCGCCGCCAGCGTACAGCTACTGTTATTTATCATTGCTCCGGATGTTGTTGTTTATTTTTGAGGCTGAAGTAGCATGTGTGCTCTCAGGCTCCACATTTAACTCTTATCTGGAAGTTAGTTTGTGCCAGAAATTGATAACATTTAAATTAAAACAATAAATCAATGTTATAAATATCGTGCTAAGTTTCGCTCTTGCTTGTTATAGTGATTGCCTTGTGTTTAAATTCAATTTAATCGGAGTAACTAATGTTAGCAGTATCTAAAAACAATGGGGCTTTGTATGGGTAAATATCACAACGATCAACCGATACACGGTGGGATAAATGATCCTGACTTACTAAACAGACTTGACTTTGCAAATAATTTAGCAAATATACTATTGTTAAACTACGATGATGATTGTCTTACCGTATCTTTGGAGGGAGAGTGGGGATATGGAAAAACGTCAGTTATAAATCTTATTAAGGGGGCTTTGAATGAAAAAGATTCGTTCCCAATCATAATTGAATATAACCCTTGGTTAGCTGGTAAGCCTGAGTCTTTAATTCAGGATTTCTTACTTCAATTCTCTTCACGACTTAATCTTATAAATGGCTCTGCAGTGGCTTTAAATGCTGCTAAGGAAATAATAAAATACTCGAGCTTGTTCAATGTTGCAAAGCTTGTTCCAGGAGCAGAACCATGGGCATCTATAATAGGAAAGTCTCTCTCTAAAATTGGGAGTACTACTAAGAAGCTTGCTGAATTAGAAAACATTGATCTTTTGGGCAGAAAGAAAAAGGTTGAGGCATCTATAAAGAAAATTAAAAACCCGATAGTGGTAATTATCGATGATATCGATAGATTGACCCCATCTGAGACATTCCAGGTTTTGCGCCTTGTAAAAGCTGTGGCTGATTTTCCCGGAACTTCATTTCTTTTGGCATTTGATTCAAATTATCTTGTATCTGTATTGGATAAGAATGGTATTGTTAATACGTCGGAATATCTTAATAAGATAGTCCAACTACGAGTACCCCTTCCTGTAATTTCAGAAAGAAGTATGAACGAGCTTGCTAATTTGGAGTTGGAGAGTCTGAGTGAAAAGAATTTAACAGATAGATTTGAATATGATCAAGAAAGACTAAGTTGGATTTATCACAATTACAGTAAGCATTTAATCAAGAACCCAAGGGAGCTGAAAAGATTTTTTAACCACTTAAGGTTTGTGTTAGGGCAGGTAGAGGGGCAGGTATGCTTCTCTGACCTTTTTGCATTATCAATAATTGCCACTAAGTTTAATTTAGTATATGAACATATTAAGAGCACGCCAGAGGCATATATAGGCAAGAGGATTTCAAATGACGGGCTTATGATGGATAAGCTACAAGAAGTAGTAGATTCATATAGGCAAGAGCGGAGTGAAAAGCTAAGTGGCTTAAGTGAAAAAGACAGGAAGTTAATTGAGGAGCTTCTTGGGGATATATTTCCTCTTCTGGCCTCTGGCGGCTATTCGCATTATGGTGTTTCTGATGCTGACTCTGCAGGGAGGGTATCAGTACCACAAAGGTTGCATGTTGCATTTCATTATAAAACCCCCACTGGATACGTGTCTGATCAAGATATAATTGATTTTATAAATGGAGATGTTGATAGGAGGGAATTTCTTATGTGGGTGAATTCTGAGGATGCTGATGATCGGTTCTTTGAAATGATGACAAATTATTCACGTATATGCAGGGATAAAAGTTTTGATATATTGACTTGTATTTATGATGAATATCTTTTTTCTGAAAAACTGATTTCTTCACTGGAGGCTAATTATGGGTTTATATCTAAAGATTTATACAGGAAAATGAATTGGCTTACAAATAAAATAATATCAGATTGTGATGAAAAATATACATTGTTGAGGGGGCTGATCGGTAGGGAGGAAAGTGCTCCCTTGGCTGCTGATGTTTTATTTAAAGTTCGAAGTCAACTGCATGGCGACAACTATGACAGTCCTTGGGCTACTGAAGAGCAGTTAGCTGAATTTGAGAAGGTCTATCAAGAAATGGCTGAAAAAGCCATATTTGATAAAAAATATATTGATAATCATCTTGAGGCGCACATATTTTTTGAGTTAAAAAGATCCTCAAGAGAGAGAGCGACTTACTTTGTTAACTCTATTTTGTGTGGTGGTGAAGATGGCATAATTAGAGTGGCGGAAATCATTGGGAATACGGGGCGTGACTCTACAAATGGTCCTTTTGTTCAAGTTGATGAAGATACTTTTGGCAGTGTGATTGATTTAGATGATCTTAGGAGAAGAGTCAAAGACATAGAGATTTCAAGCTATCCTATCCATATTCAAGCCACACTTAATAGTATTCTTGATGGACGAAAGTATTACCTTAGAGATGGGACGTTAGTAGAGGGATGGTATTAATAATCAACTAGTTAAAGTTAACGATCTGATTTATATCGGCCGCCAGTACTGGCGGCTTTTTTACTCGTTGGGCAACTCATACGATGCAAAACGGATAACTTCTTCACCTATCCACTCATTAACCTCCTTCATGCGCTCTTGCAGCGGCGTTAACTCGTTGCGCACAAACACCTGAGCGGCCTTTTTCACGTCCCCGAAACCGCCGGTATTGTTCGGGATAATTCCCATCATCTGCGGCGGTACGCGGTGTGCGCTTAGCAGATCGTCGCGGCTGGCATTCTTGATGTTAAAAAAGTCGTCCTTGGTGGCGACCTCGGATAGCGGCAAGATCTTAATGCCGTCCGGCTTGCCGTTCGGGGCGTACATGAACAGATTGCGGAAGTTCCCTAAGCCCTTTGTATCACGCATGGCTTGGCGCATTCTGTCAACGTCGCTGGTACTCTGCGCCGCGTCGGTCATATACAGGATGTAACCGGCGTGCGCCCCGTTCTGGTAATACTTACGGCGGAACAGCGTCGCCGCCTCGTTCAGCCAAGCGGAGTTAAGCGCGCTGAGGTATTCAGGCAGCCCATAAAGTTCTTGGTTAATATCCGGCTCAACCAGGTGAAAAACGCTGTCGGTCCTGAAACGGTGCGCCTCTTTCCAGTCTTGCACGAACCAGTAAGTGCCGCGATCCACGCCGCGCCGCGTGTACTTGGCCGGGGAGGATTTCAGCTGCAGCGGTGCGCCGAGCCGGTTTTGGCGCTCTTCTAAATAGGCGTTGCCGAACACCAGATAATCCAGCGCATAGCGGCTAAACTCCTGCTGACTTAACAGCCGGTGCGGGATGAACGTAGACGCCAAAATGTTGCGCTTAACGTACATCGGCGAGCTGTGATGCACGGCGGCGCGCACACTGCGTGCCAGCCCATCGAATGAGATCGGCGGCTCGTACCACTTGCCATTGGTCGTGCACTCGATGTAATCCAGAATTTCCCGCTTATCCAGCACAGCAGACGGCTCGCCAAAGGTAAACGCCTCAAAATCCTGCTTCTGCTCTGTTGCCGGGGCTGGTGCCGGGGGGATAAATGCCTTACGGCCTTTGCGCTTGCTCATCAGTAAAACTCCAAAATGTTCGGGCTGCTGTGGCCGCTGCCTGCGGTCAGCGGTTCGTTTAAGAGGGCGTGCATGATTGCCCACGCGACATCGGCGTGGCTGGCTTCTTCGCTGCGGCTGGCGGTGTAGGTGGAGCGCGCGCCGCTGGCGGTCATGGTTTTGCGGATCGCCATAAAGGCGGCGGTGATGTCGGTGTGGCTGGTGTCGTATTCCAGACAGCCGCGCCCGATGGTGTCTTTTGCCTTCAACACCATGGCGGTTTTGATTTCCGGCGTGTATTTGATTTCTCGCGCGGCCGGGAAGAACTCGCGCACCAGCTGGAAAACACCTTGGCCGACGGTGGTCGCATCGATGCCGATGTACTCCACGCAATATTTTTCGGTAAGGTCTTTAATCTTCTGGGCCTGAGCGGCAAAGTTCATGCCCTGCCACTGGTGGCGCTCAAGCACGCGGAACTTGCCCCCGGCCACCATTGGCGGCGCGATCACCGCGCACCCGGCGCTGTCGCCGCCGTTGGCTTCCGATGGATCGTAGCCGATCCACACCGGGCGATAGCCGAACGGCCGCACGGCGTAAGGGTTGAAGTCCTCCCATTCTTCCAGCGTATCGACCATGCAGCCTTGCAGCTCGGCGAATGGGAATACCGACGCGGTATCGTCCACGAATTCACACATCAGCAGGTTCTGATACTCTGCCGGGCTGTATTCGAGCGATAGCTGATCAAGGTCGAACAGGTTACAGCCGCCGGTCAGCGCATCCTCAACCGTGACAATCTGGCGCCATTGCCCATCGCCGCACAGCACGCCTTTTGACAGGTGGCTGTGGCTGAGGTCGAGCTGAACGTGATCGGCTTTGCTGCGGCGCCCCTTGTTGAACAGTTCCCCCGACCAGAACGGATAAGCGGAGTGCGCCAGACTTGACGGCGTGGAAAAGTAGGTAGTGCGCCACCGCTTGTGCAGCGACATCCCGCTGGCGACTTTGCGCAGCTCCTGAAACTTCGGTATCCAGAAATACTCATCCAGATACAGATTGCCGGTGTAGCTCTGCGCGGTGCGCACGTTGGTGCCGAGGAACATCAGGCGGGCGCCGTTCGGCAGCACCATCGGATCGCCTTTCAGGTCAACCTCGACCAGCCGCGCAAAATCAATGATGTAATTGCGGAATACGTGCGCCTGCGCCTTACTGGCTGACAGGAAAATCTGATTGCGGCCGGTGGTCAGCGCATCGAGCAACGCCTCGCGGGCAAAGAAGAACGTGGCGCCGATCTGGCGCGATTTCAGGATGTTGCGGATACGGTGTTGCAGCCCGGCGCGATACCATCCCATCTGATACTCGAAGGTGGTTTCTGTGAAGATGCTTTGCAGCTTCTCCACGGCGGCCTCGCTGAACACGTTGCGCTCGGCGGGCTTGCGCTCGCCTTTGTTGCGGTTGGCGACGTTCGGGTTTAAGTCCGCCTCGTTGCCGGTCGCCGAATAGCGATTGACCCGCGCCAGCCGTTCAATCTGACGGCCTAACAGGTCGATTTCTTTGAAGTCTTTTCCCTCCTTGACGTCTTTCATGATGAGCTGAATCAACCGTGCTTCCATGCTTTGCTCAACGCGGGAAATGGGCGCGATGTCGTCCCATTTATCGCGCAGCTTCCAGCTCTGCACGGTCGGCCCCTTGAGGTTCAGAGTTTCCGCAATTTGGCGCACAGAGAAGCCCTGCCAGTAGAGCAAGGCAGCTTGGCGGCGCGGATCGCTGATGATGGTTGTTGCCGGTGTCGTATTCATGCCGCCAAGGCTACGAAAGCGCCGGGCAGCTCGCATTAAGCCCTTGTTGTGCCTCAGATCTTCCAACCGCAACGCGTTGAGACGCGCCGCTATTCCCCCGAAACTAGCCCCGAACCCAATCACCACAACCGGAGCCGTTTACATGGCAAAGAAAGTTACTAAGTTTTTCCGCATCGGCGTTGAAGGCGACACCGTTGACGGCCGCGAGATCGGCGCTGCGGATATTCAGCAGATGGCCGCGACCTACAGCCCGAAGGTGTATGGCGCCCGCATCAACATGGAGCACATCAAGGGGATTTTGCCGGATGGCTATTTTCGTCGTTACGGCGGCGTGGTTGAGCTGAAGGCCGAGAAAATCGACGAGCCGGACGAACCGCTGTTGCACGGCAAGTGGGCGCTGTATGCCAGTCTGGCCCCGACCGCCGATCTGGTGTCGATGGTCGGCGCTGGCCAAAAAGTGTTTACCTCGATGGAGATCCGCCGCGATTTCGCCAAGACCGGCAAGTCGTATCTTGTCGGGCTGGCCGTCACCGATGATCCGGCCAGCCTCGGCACTGACATGCTGGAGTTCAGCCGCCGCCACGAGAACGTCGAGTTCTCCGCGCCGCTGGAAGTCCATTTCGATTTTGAGCCGGTCGCTGACCCGGAAACCTCATTCTCTGCCCGCATCAAAGCGATGTTTAGCCGCAAGCAGGCCACCGACGATGTGCGCTTTGGCGAGATGGAAGGCGCGGTGATGACCGTAGCCGAGCAGTTGCAGGAAGCGGACACCCGCTTTACCGAGACAATCGCTGCACTGAGCGAGCAGGTTGCCGACCTTAAACAGCAGGTTGAAACCGGCAGCAACGCGTTCAGCGCGCTGAAAGCCCAGCTTTCCACCTCGGAAGATTTCAGCCAGCAGGCCCGCCCAGAGGCCACCGGCGGCAACAGCGCGCAAGACGTGCTGACCGACTGCTAAGGCAGTCACACCCGATAAAACTGAACAAAAACAGGAAGAAAAATGCGCAAGCAAACTCGTTTTAAATTTAATGCTTTTCTGTCTCGCCTCGCCGAACTGAATGGCGTAGCAACCGGCGATCTGGATAAAAAATTCAGCGTTGAGCCGTCCGTCACGCAAACCATCATGACCCGCGTACAGGATTCCTCAACGTTCCTGACCCGCATCAATATCGTGCCGGTTAAGGAAATGAAGGGAGAGAAAGTCGGTTTAGGTGTGAGCGGCTCCATCGCCAGCACCACCGACACCGCCGGCGGCGATGAACGCGAAACGGCCGACTTTGCCTCGCTGGATGCAGAAGGCTATTTCTGCCAGCAGGTGAATTACGATTTCCACATCCGCTACAACACCCTTGACCTGTGGGCCCGTTATCAGGATTTCCAGACCCGTTTACGCGATGCAATTGTTGAACGTCAGGCGCTTGACCGCATCATGATCGGCTTTAACGGTACGCACCGCGCCAAAACCTCCAACCGCGTTAAATTCCCGCTGTTGCAAGACATCGGGCCGGGCTGGTTGCAGAAGTACCGCGAGAATGCGCCGGGCAGCGTGATGAATAAAGTCGTGGCGGAGGACGGCAGCGTGGTGTCTGAAAAAGTCCGCGTGGGCGCCGGTGGCGATTACGCCAACCTCGACGCGCTGGTGATGGATGCCACCAATACCCTGATTGCACCGTGGTATCAGGAAGACCCGGAACTGGTGGTGATCTGCGGTCGCCAGCTGCTGGCCGACAAGTATTTCCCGCTCGTCAATCAGGAACAGCCCAACACCGAAGCGATGGCCGCCGATCTGATTATCAGCCAGAAGCGCATCGGCAATCTGCCCGCCGTGCGTGTGCCGTACTTCCCGGCGGATGCGCTGTTGATCACCCGCGTGGATAATCTGTCAATCTACTGGCAGGAGGACACGCACCGCCGCCATATGGTGGAAAACTCGAAGCGTGACCGCATCGAAAACTATGAATCCATCAATGAGGATTATGTGGTGGAGGATTACGCCTGCGGCTGTCTGGTGGAGAACATTAAGCTGTTACCGACGGAACCAAAAAAAGATGAAATCGCTGAGCTGGCCGAGGCCATTGTTAAGGCTGTCAAAGTAGCCGCCGCACCAACGGAGCCTACCGCTGATGCCGAGGTGAAAGCCCCGGAGGAAGCACCGGCAGACGACAAAGCGAAAGGCGGTAAATAACCATGACCAGCCCTGCCCGCCGTCACCTTATGCGCCAGTCAGCGGTCGAGGCCGCGCAGCGGGAGAATGACCCGCTGCGCCACGCCAACGGCTATGAACGGATGATGCTTAAACTCAATGAAGATAAGCGAAAGCTCAAACAGGTGCGCTCACAACAGCGTAAGGCCGAACTCAAGCGCCAACTGCTGCCGGACTATGCCCCCTGGGTTGCCGGTGTGCTGGCCGAAGGTCGCGGCGCGCAGGACGCCATTCTGATGACGGTCATGATCTGGCGTCTGGATGCCGGGGATATTCCCGGTGCGCTGGACATCGCCCGCTATGCGCTGCGCTACCAGCTGGCGCCGCCGGGCAATTTCGCGCGTTCCACGCCATACCTCATCGCAGAAGACGTCGCCGAGTCTGCCACCCGCGCCTTTGAGGCCGGGGAGCCGGTCAACATTGACCACCTCACGCAGACGATGGAACTCACCGACGCAGAAGACATGCCCGACCAAGTGCGAGCCAAGTTGCACAAAATCACCGGGTACGTCTTGCGCGCGGCGGGCAGGGCTGAACTGGCATTGAACCACCTTAAGCGTGCGCTGCAGTTGCATAACGGCTGCGGCGTGAAAAAGGACATTGAACGGCTGGAGCGGGCAATACGCACCGCCGCCAGCCGCTGACAGAACGCGCCCCGCGCCGGGCGGCACGACGGCCGCGACAGGTTTCACCTCGTCAACGCTGTCGTCCACCGCCCCCTAACTTTCTGAGGTCATATGAGCACCGTTGTGATCCAACGGCCACGCCCGGACGCGCCAGCACCGCGCCCGGAGGATGAGCCGATCGTTAAAAACGTCTTTTTCTGGCCGGACATTGACCCGGCGGACGTGCGCGACGTGATGCGCATTGAAGGCACCATCACCGCCCCGCGCCTGCGGCTGGCAATTAAAAGCGCGATCGCGGAGGTGAACGCCGAGCTGTTCACTTTCCGCCGCGACCAGATGGCCGACGGCTATCAGCGGCTTGAGGATGTGCCGGGCGAACAGCTCGACTGCGAAAGCGTGCGGGTGAGCGAATACCGCAATGCCGTTAGCGCGATGACCATGGCGACGCTCTCGGAGCAATACCGCAGTTTCGACACCACCGCCACCGGCGGCCGCAAGGCTGATGTGGTCGAAGCCTCGATCGGCGAGCTGTGGCGCAACGCCCGCAACGCGATCAGTAACGTGGCCGAGCGTAGCCACTGCATCATCGGGTTGCTCTGATGAGAGTCTACGCCCTGCAGGGCGACACCGTTGATGCGATTTGCTGGCGCTACTACGGGCGCACGCAGGGCGTGGTTGAGCAGGTCTATTCGCTAAATGAAGGGCTGGCCGCTGCCGGGGCGATTTTGCCCCACGGCCACCCGGTCGAGCTGCCGGACGTGACCGCCGCGCCGCAGCGTGAAACCGTCAATTTATGGGATTAGCAATGGAGAAAATTACGTCGTGGGTGGCCTATACCGTAGCGGCCTTTCTCGCTTGGATTGGCCGATACAGTCCACAGGACATCGCCTTTATGGTCGGCGCCGCCGTTGGCGTTGGGACGTTCCTCGTCAACTGGTACTACCGCCGCAAAAGCTACCAGCTGTTGAACAAGTTGGGCGTCAGCCGGAGGGTTTACGATGAACTCAATCGCTAAACGCTGCAGTGTGGCCGCCGTGCTGGCGTTGGCGGTGCTGTTGCCGCAATTCAGCGCGCTGCAGATCTCTGAGGCCGGGTTGCGCCTGCTGGCTGATTTCGAGGGCTGTCGTTTATCGCCGTACCAATGCCAAGCGGGCGTCTGGACAAGCGGCATCGGCCACACGGCCGGGGTAAAGCCCGGTGCGGTTATCAGCGAGCGCCAAGTCGCCGTTAACCTCGTGGCCGACGTGTATCGTGTGGAGCGCGGCATAAGCCGATGTATGCCTGTCACGATACCGCCGCCGGTTTATGACGCTGTAGTCAGCTTTGCCTTTAACGTTGGCGTCACGGCCGCCTGCGGCTCTACGCTGGCCGGTTTCATCAAGCGGCAGGACTGGCGCAACGCCTGCCAGCAGTTGCCGCGCTGGGTGTTCGTCAACGGCGTCAAATCGCCGGGGCTGGAACGGCGCCGGGCGGCGGAGCTGGCCCACTGCCTGATCGGGGCCACGCCATGAGCCGCGCGATCGGGTGGTTTCTGGTGCTGGCGCTGGTCGTCGCCGGTTGGATGAAATGGCAGGTTGTCACGTTGGGTGAACGGCTGGAAAGCGCCCGGCAGGAGAACGGCCGGATAGCGGCGGCGCTGACCGATACCCGCGCGGCGATCGACACGCTGCAGGCGGCGGCAGGTGTGCTGGCGCTAGAAGAGGAAAAGTTAAGGGGCGATCTCACCGCCGCGCACCGGCTGGCACTGACGCGCGAGCAGAAAATACAGAGGTTACTCAATGAAAATCAGCAATTACGGGACTGGTTTAACACTGCTTTGCCTGCTGACGTTGCCCGGCTGCACCAGCGCCCCGGCTTCACCGGCGCCGCGGATTATCTACGTTGGCTGTCCGAAAGTGAGTCTGTGCCAAATCCCGGCCAGCCGCCCGGCGACTAACGGCGATCTGAGCGCCGATATTCGCCAGCTTGAAAACGCCTTGGCGGCCTGCGCGGTGCAGGTCGAAACGATAAAACAGTGTCAGGAACAACACGATGTTAAAACCGCAACAGCTCCGCGCTGAGCTGACAAGCTGCCTGCCGTGGCTACAGCGCAACCCTGAAAATCTGCAAGTGCGGGTAGAACGCGGCAATGTGGCCGCCACGCTTGCCGCCTCGCTTTCCCATGAGTACCGCTATACGCTTAACCTGCTGTTTTTGGACTACACCGGCGATCTGGATTTAATCATGGTGCCGATTCAGGCATGGCTACGGGAGAACCAGCCGGACATCATGGCAACTGAGGAAAAGCGCCGCACCGGGATCACCTTCGCGAGTGACTTCAACAACAACGGCTCTTACGATTTCAGCGTATCGCTGCAGCTGACCGAGCGTGTAGTGGTCAGCGAACAGAACGGCGCACTACACGTTAAGCACCTGCCGGAGCCGCCGTTACCGGAGGACATCACGCGGCCGATGCAGCTCTTTGTTCACGGTGAATTAGTGAGTGAATGGCATGAGCGAGCTTAATCCCTTTGACACCCGGCTGGCCGGGCTGATTGCCAAGCTGTCGCCGCAGTCGCGTAAGTCGCTGGCCGTTGCCGTTTCAAAGCGCCTGCGCGCCGGTCAACAGCAACACATCAAACGCCAGCAGGCGCCGGACGGCACACCCTACGCGCCGCGCAAAACTCGGCTTCGAAACAAAAAGCGCCTGCGCGATCGGGCAATGTTCTCCAAGCTGCGCACGGCTCGCTATCTGAAAGCCCAGGGCAACAGCGATGCGGCCGTGGTTGAGTTTGTCGGGCGGGTTCAGCGTATGGTCAATGTGCATCATTTTGGCCTGCGCGATCGGCCGACGCCGCACAGCGAGGCGGTAAAATATGAGGCCCGTCCGTTGCTGGGATTTGGCCCGGATGACGTCAAAATCATAGAAACGGCCGTGATAGAACATCTCGCAGAATAACCCCCTGTTGTGCCTCCGATCTTCCAACCTCATCGCGTTGTCGCCGCCCGCGCCGGGCGGCATCCTTCCAGCATGAACAATCAACACGACATTTTGCGCCTGCTGCGCAACCTGATCCGCATCGGCACCGTGAGCACCGTTGACCTTGATAACGGCCTGTGCCGCGTCGAAACCGGCGGCAATCTTACCGACTGGCTCAACTGGCTAACCTGCCGCGCCGGGCGTACTCGCAGCTGGTCGGCGCCCTCGGTCGGTGAGCAGGTGCTGATCTTTGCGCTGGGTGGCGAACTCGATACCGCGTTTGTGCTGTGCGGCATTTTCTCTGACGACTTCCCGGCCCCGTCTGCGTCAGCGGATGCGCTGCATATCGCATTCCCTGATGGCGCGGTTATCGAGTACGAACCGGAAACCGGCGCGCTGAGCGTGTCAGGGATTAAAACCGCCGACGTGCAGGCGTCGGAGTCCATCACCGCCAGCACCAAAGTGGTGATCGTTACGGCTGACAAAATCACGCTCGATGCGCCGGAGGTGGTCTGCACCAACAAACTCACCACCGGCACGCTGGAAGTGAAAAAAGGCGGGGCGATGCGCGGGAACATTGAGCACAGCGGCGGCTCGTTCTCGTCGAATGGCATTGTTGTTGATAAGCACACCCATGGCGGCGTCCAGACCGGCGGCGGCAAGACTGATGAACCCTCTTAACCATCGGGAAAAACTATGCATACACCACCGAGGAGTCATTTTACTAAAGAGATCGGTTTAACCGGCATGTCCCGTGGACGCCAACAACGGATCACCGGGAAGGTGCTCCTTCAGGTTGAAACGCTGAAAGAACGCGAAACTGAGCAATGCGGGATTGTGACTGACCGGCAGTATTTCACCGTGTGGCGCGATGCCTCACTGGAGGAATCCTTCAAAGTTCAGCACGGAGTGGGGCTTGTTGCCCCTGAACTTGTAGCAAAAGCAAAGGGGCGAGAAGCGTGAACAGCGCCAAATATATCGGCATGAACCGAGGCACCGGCCGCACGCTGACGGACATCGAGCATATTCGCCAGTCCGTGGCGGACATCCTGATCACGCCGCAGGGTTCGCGCCCGATGCGCCGGGCTTATGGCTCGTTGCTCTCTGAGCTGCTCGACCAGCCGCAGAACGACGCGCTGCGCCTGCAGATTATGGCCGCCTGCTACAGCGCGATTTTGGCGTGGGAGCCGCGCGTCAAGCTGACCGGCATCGCTTTTAATACCACCTATGACGGCAAGATGGTGATCGACATCACCGGCACCCGCACCGATGCCCCCGGCGCGTTGTCGCTGTCTGTTCCTGTGAGCTGAAACCATGGCAACGATTGACCTTTCACAGCTGCCCGCGCCGATCGTCGTTGAGGTGCTGGATTATGAAGACATTTTGGCAGAGCGTAAGGCGACTCTGATTTCGCTTTACCCGGAGGAACAGCGGGAGGCCATCGCGCGCACGCTGGCGCTGGAGTCGGAGCCGATCGTTAAGCTGTTGCAGGAAAACGCCTACAGAGAGGTGATTTTACGCCAGCGCGTCAACGATGCCGCGAAAGCGGTGATGCTGGCGTATTCCACCGGCGAAGACCTCGACCAGCTCGGCGAAAACTTTAATACGCCGCGACTGGTGATCGCCCCGGCGGATGAGAGCACCATTCCGCCGACACCGGCAGTCATGGAAGCGGATGAAGATTACCGCCTGCGCCTGCAGGATGCTTTTGAAGGCATGAGCACGGCTGGATCGGCCGGTTCCTATCGTTTTCACGCCCGCTCGGCCGATGGCCGGGTGGCCGATGTGACGGCAATCAGCCCATCACCGGCTAACGTGACCGTCACCGTGTTGTCGCGGGACGGCGACGGCACCGCCAGCCCCGAACTGCTGCAGGTTGTCCGCGACGTGCTGAATGATGAGGACGTGCGCCCGGTTGCCGATCGCGTCATCGTGCAAGCGGCCAAAATAACCCGCTATGGCATTGATGCCACGCTGTTTCTCTATCCCGGCCCGGAGGTTGCGCCGATCCTCACGGAGGCGAAACAACGTTTGCAAAATTATGTACTGACCATGCGCCGCTTAGGCCGCAGTATCCGGCGTTCCGGCATCATCGCCGCGCTGACCGTAGAAGGTGTTGAACGTGTCGAAGTTGCTCAACCGGTCGCCGACATCGTGCTGGATAAAACGCAGGCGGGTTACTGCACCGGCGTGAACATCACACCGGGACGCGCCGATGACTAACCGCTTATTGCCTGTCGGCTCCTCACCGCTGGAAGTTGCCGCCGCTGCCGCGTGCGCCGAGCTGGAGCGCGTGCCGGTTCCCCTGCGTGATCTGTGGAACCCGAAAACCTGCCCGGTGCATCTGCTGCCCTATCTGGCGTGGGCGTTCTCTGTCGATCGCTGGGATGAGGCGTGGCCGGAGGACGTGAAGCGGGGCGTGGTTTCTGCTGCGTTCTACATTCACCGGTACAAGGGCACTATCGGCGCTGTGCGCCGCGTGGTGGAGCCGCTCGGCTACTTGATCAACGTTATCGAATGGTTCCACACCGACGGCGCAGATCCGCCCGGCACCTTCCGGCTGGATATTGGCGTGCTGGAAACCGGCATCACCGAGGAAATGTATCAGGAAATGGAGCGCCTGATCGCCGACGCCAAGCCCCTGAGCCGCCACCTGATCGGCCTCAACATTTTGCAGGACATCCCCGGCCGGATTTACACCGGCGCGGCCGCGATTGATGGCGATGTCATTACCGTTTACCCCGGATAAGAGAAAATCATGAACAAATACAAAGCGATTATTACCATCGCCGGGGCGGCCAAGATTGCCGCCGCCAGCGCGGGCGGTACGCAGTTGAAAATCGTGTCTATGGCCGTCGGCGACGGGAACGGCACGCTACCGACGCCCAATCCGGCGCAAACAAAACTCGTCAACGAGAAATACCGCGCGGCACTCAACGGGCTGACTATCGATAAGGCGCTGAAAAATCACATTCTGGCCGAGATGATTATTCCGGCGAATGTTGGCGGCTTCTGGCTGCGTGAAATGGGCCTCTATGACGAGGCCGGGACGCTGATTGCCGTCAGCAACATGGCGGAGAGCTACAAGCCGAAACTGGAAGAGGGCAGCGGCCGCACGCAGACGCTACGCATGATCCTGATTGTCAGCAGCACCGAGGCGATTCAGGTGATCGCCGGTGGCGACACCGTGCTGGCGACCAAGGATTTTGTGGGCGACGCGATCGCAGCGCATGAGAAAACCCGAAACCACCCGGACGCCAGCACCACGGCGAAAGGGCTGGTACAGCTGAGCAGCGCAACGACAAGCACCGACGAAACGAAAGCCAGCACCCCGAAGGCGCTTAAAACGGTCAGCGATGCCAGCATGAAAAAGGCCGCCAATCTGTCTGACTTGCCAGACAAGGCCGCCGCGCGTGGCAATCTGGCGCTGGGTGATGCCGCGACGCGCAACGTCGGGGTAGAAGGCGGGCAACTAATGGCTGTCGGCGCGTTTGGTCTGGGGGCGGGCGCGCGGGCTTTCGATAACGCTTATTGCAACACTGCGCAAATTTACCGGCTGAATGCGACCTCTGAGAACAAGCCGCCGATCGCTGGAAATATTGCCGCCGGGGTGCTGAGCCTGCCTTGCGATGCCGCACCCTCAACGGGCTATGTCAGCGTGTCGGGGCTGGGACATGGTTTTATTGGCCGTTCTAACCGTCCTGAAAATGGGGTGGTATGGTCACGGATTTACACCACCGATTACAAACCAACGGCCGCCGATGTCGGTGCATGGAGTAAAACCGAAGCTGACGGCCGTTTTCTGATGCTGTCCGGCGGCACGGTTAAAAAACTGGCTATTAAGCCCGGCAACGCTGAAACGGATGGGGACTCACTGAATATTGAGGGAAACCAGCATACGCCGTTGGTCATGAGCCGCCCTTCAGCACAGAGTAATTTATCAATCGGTTTCCAAGTCGCCGGGAAGGCACTGATGCGTCTTGGTTTGGGGATGGATAACGAGTTGCATTGGGGAACTGAGCCTAATCAGGGGGCAAACCCGCGTATTTATACGACGGCGAAACCGCCTACCGCGCAAGAAACAGGCGCGTTGACGGATGCGCAAGCTATGCAGAAATACGCGCTGCGTTCTATCAAGGTGAACGGCAAACCGTTGAGCGGGGATGTCAATCTGTTGGCCGGTGATGTCAACGCATGGAATAAAACCGAAGCCGACGGGCGCTATGTGAAACGGGCGGGCGACACCATGACCGGGGCGCTTGCGTTGCCGCGCGTGGTTTTCCCCAGCGAAAGCTTGCAGGCCACAAACGCCGACAGCGACCTCACACGGCCGGACGGTTTCACCCTTGAACAGCTCGGCGATAAATCAGTCGGCTATCCACTGACTAAAGGGAATCTCGGTAATTTGATGACGTTCAAACTCAACAAATACCGGCATGTCCAATTTGCGATCGGCTCGGGTAATACGGAGTTTTGGCTACGTTCTCCTCGGGAAGATAATCCGGCGACGGCTAAGGCTTGGGCGCAGGTGTACACGACACACTACAAGCCGACGGCCGCTGACGTTGGCGCGCTGACGGATGCGCAGGCCGCGCAGAAATACGCGCTGCGCTCTATCAAGGTGAACGGTAAGCCGTTGTCCGCTGATGTGAATTTGTTGGCCGGTGACGTTAACGCCTGGAATAAAACCGAAGCAGATGGCCGCTATCTGGCGAAGACCGGCGGGCAGTTAACCGGGACGCTAAAGACCAGCGCGGAGATCCAATCTACCCATATTGATAATTATCGCATGGTCGGCGGCGGGTTCGGTTCCTTCTGGCGCAATGACGGCAATCGGCTTTATCTGCTGCTGACAAACGAAAATGACCAATACGGCACATTCAACGCCCTGCGTCCGTTCTCTGTGGATGTCAGAACCGGCGCCGCCGCTTTTGAGTCGGGTATTCATATCGGCGGTAAATGGCCTGCGATCACCACCTCCAGCGGGACGACGTGGCACCCAGACGGCAACGTTCAAGGCAGTTGCTGGGGCGGCTACCTCAGCAACTGGCTTAATCAAAATATCTCGGCTGCGCAGAACAATGCGCAGAACTGGGCCTATCAGAATCTGGTTCAGGGTGTGCGCATGGCCGGGCGCACGGTTATTGCGGATACCGGCGGGCGCATCGATTTACCGTCGGGCTGTGTTTATACGGGTATGTCCGGCTCAAACTACAACCCCTCAATCTGGGGCGCTTATTCAGCGGTTCAGGTGCTGATTAACGGCACATGGGCAACAATTGGAACGGTGTAAAATGCAACATATTAAGAATTTGAAGAGATACACGCCGGAAGAATTATTCCTCGGCGAGAACGTGATTTATCTTCAGGATGAAAACGGTATTGACTGGTACGCCGCGCAAAAATTGTTTTCGCCGGACACCGTAAAATTGGCTTATGACGAAAGCGGCATTATCTGCGCGATTAACAGTGATGTGTCGATGCTGTGGCCGATTGGCTTATCGGTTATTGAGCTGAACCCGACGAAACTGCCAAAGTGCTGTCTGGCTAATGGTGAGTGGGTGTTTGACGGTAAGAAAGTGAGCCAGCGCATCTATTCCGCCGAAGAAATGATGGCGAGGGCTGAAGCCAGAAAAAATGAATTGCTGGCGAGCGCGGGTAAGGCTGTTGCGCCGCTGCAGGATGCGGTCGATTTAGGGATGGCGATGGAGGAGGAAATCGTGCAGCTCAAGCTCTGGAAAACTTACCGGGTGCAGCTGAGCCGCATCAATCCGCAGAATGCGCCGGATATCGATTGGCCGGTTGCGCCCAGCGTCTAATAAAAAGCCCGCAGCGATGCGGGGCTTTTATTTTGGAAGTTAACGGAAAATGGTCATGGCACCATAGTTGTTACAAAATTCGGCGCACCAATTAGGATGACGAACAGTAGTATGCTTCCTATGGTAATTGCTGTTGCGAGTTCATTCTTCATAGTGGCATTTCCCCGGTTATTTTGAAAGCGTGCCTACAAACTCCAATGTGTCGCGGTATAACTGGAATTCATCGTTATCAGATGCTTTTTCCATTTCTGCGACTATTTGAGAAAGAATATTATCGGTGTTGACTATTTTTTTGCGAACAAGAAGATCAATGACACATCTGCCCAGAACCGTGCCTACCTTTTCCAAGTTCTGCGTTTCACTATCGGTAAGGTAATGAATACTCATAAGGCCTCCAATCAATGATTTTTCGGATGTGGCCGTTAATCCAGATGTCGTCTTTAGAGCAGGCATTCCCATCCTTAGTTTGGTTGAAAGAGCCCACCGAAGCGGGCAAAAATTTGTCTCTGGTGTATCAAGCGTTACAAAGGTTGTTATAAGGGATTGCGAACCCTGAATAACGCTTTTAGGTTAGGAATGTTCTGAAATCATGGCAAGTGATTACGAACGGTAAGAAACGAATTTAGGACAAATATTTAAAAAAATGCCCCACGGCGGGGCGAAATTTGGTGATGATAGCTACATGAACTACTGCATGTGACGACTAGAGGCATGTGTCGTCTATTGGCGACACTAAAGCAGTTTGGCCGGTTGAACAAGCAAAAAATGCTGAAGTGAGAAATCTTAGGAAAAGTGCCATTCGAAAGTCTGCGCTTTCGAAAAGATGTCGTTACCCCCATGAAAAAGCCCGCAGTGATGCGGGCTTTGTGTTTGCGGCTTCCCTGATGTTGCCGCGCTTGACCTCCAGACCTTACCCCGCCCGGCTCTCCGGCGTCCAATTGATTGCGTAGATCAATACAACGTAATTGATCGGCGCGAGCGATCGTTATTCCCTCCAAAATCCCCCAATCCGGCTCGGCCTGTTGTCTGGTCGGCCTTCCAGCACCCACCGCGTGCGGCCCGGCGAGCCGGGCGTCATCATGCCTGCACCTACTCACCACCCGGAGCAAATTAATGGGCGATTATCATCACGGCGTGCGCGTCGTCGAAATCAACGACGGCACCCGCGTTATTTCCACCGTATCGACGGCAATCGTCGGCATGGTCTGCACGGCGGAGGATGCTGACGCGTCGGTTTTCCCGCTCGATACCCCGGTACTGATCACCGACGTGCTGGCCGCCTCCGGCAAGGCCGGTAAAAAAGGCACACTGGCGGCGTCGCTGCGGGCGATCGCCGAACAGGCGAAGCCGGTCACGGTGGTTGTTCGCGTTGCCACCGGCAAAGACGCGGCGGAAACCACCTCAAACATCATCGGCGGCGCGAATGCCGAAGGCCGTTACACCGGCATGAAAGCGCTGTTATCTGCGCAGGCAGAACTTGGCGTTAAGCCGCGCATCCTCGGCGTGCCGGGGCTGGATAATCAGGAGGTCGCGACGGCGCTCGCCGGGATTTGCCAGCAGTTGCGCGCGTTCGGCTATATCAGCGCCTACGGCTGCAAAACCGTGCAGGAGGCGATTAAGTACCGCGACAATTTCAGCCAGCGCGAGCTGATGCTGATCTGGCCGGATTTTGTCAGCTGGAACACTACCGCCAACCAGAGCGACATCGCCTACGCCACCGCCCGCGCGCTGGGCCTGCGTGCCAAAATTGACACGGAAACCGGCTGGCATAAGACACTTTCAAACGTCGGCGTTAACGGCGTGACCGGCATCACCGCAAGCGTGTTCTGGGATTTGCAGGCGCCCGGCACCGATGCCGACCTGCTAAACCAAGCGTGCGTCACCACCCTTATTCGCAAGGACGGCTTTAAATTCTGGGGTTCTCGCACCTGTTCCGATGATCCGTTGTTCATGTTCGAAAACTACACCCGCACCGCGCAGGTGCTGGCCGACACCATGGCCGAGGCGCACCTATGGGCCGTTGACCGTCCGGTGACGCCTACGCTTGTGCGCGACATGATTGATGGCATCAACGCGAAGTTCCGCGAGCTGAAATCCGCCGGGCTGATTATCGACGGTAATTGCTGGTACGACGAAAGCGCCAACACCAAGGAAACCCTGAAGGCGGGCAAGCTGTTTATCGATTACGACTACACGCCGGTGCCTCCGCTGGAAGATTTAACCCTGCGCCAGCGCATCACCGATCGCTATCTTGCGACGTTTGCGGCATCCGTGAACCGCTAAAGGAGACGTTAGAACATGGCACTGCCGAAAAAACTGAAATACCTGAACCTGTTCAACGACGGCTACAGCTACATGGGCGTTGTGTCCTCGCTGACGCTGCCGAAGCTCACCCGCAAGCTGGAGAAATACCGGGGCGGCGGCATGAACGGCGCGGCCTCCATCGATATGGGGCTGGACGATGACGCGCTGGCCGTTGAGTGGTCGATGGGCGGCATTGATGAGCTGGTGCTGAAGCAGTGGGGCGCCGTCGATGCCGTGCCGCTGCGCTTTGCCGGTTCCTTCCAACGCGACGACACCGGCGAGGTGTCCGCTGTGGAAGTGGTGATGCGTGGTCGCCACAAGGAAATTGATTTTGGCGAGTACAAGCAGGGCGAGGATACCGAAACCAAGGTATCCACCGAGTGTACTTACTTCAAGCTGACCGTTGACGGCAAAGAGCTGATCGAAGTCGATATCGTGAACATGGTCGAAAAGGTCAACGGCGTTGACCGGCTGGCCGAGCATCGCAAGGCGATCGGCCTGTAGTTTTTGTGCCAGCCCGGCGGGCTGGCCCTTTTCCCCCTGATTTGAGAGAACACCATGAAAGACGCAAAAGAAAATACCGTTACCCTCGACACCCCGATCCAGCGTGGTGAAACCACCATCACCGAGGTGCAGGTAATTAAACCGAACGCGGGCGCGCTGCGCGGCGTCGGGCTGGCGGCGATCGCCAATGCTGACGTTGACGCGCTGCTGGTTGTGCTGCCGCGTGTGACCGTGCCGAACCTGACCAAAGAAGAATGCGCGCGCCTGGAATTGCCGGATTTGGTGGCGCTGGCCGGGAAAGTGGTCGGTTTTTTGTCGCCGAACTCGGCGGCGTAATCCCCGACGCCCGGCTGGGCGTTGATGACCTGATGGCGGACATCGCGGTGATCTTCCACTGGCCGCCGTCTGAAATGGCCGGAATGACGCTCACGGAGCTGTTGAACTGGCGCCATTTGGCACTGCAACGCAGCGGAGTTAATCACGATGAGTAAAAGCCTGCAGCTACAGGTGCTGCTGAAGGCCGTAGACCAAGCCACCCGCCCGCTAAAGAGTATCCAACAGGCAAGCAAACAGCTTGCCGGTGACATCAAAACCACGCAGCAAACCCTCAAGGCACTGGACGCGCAAAGTGCCCGGATTGAGGGGTTTCGCAAGGCACAGGGCCAGCTCGCTGTCACCGGCAAGGCACTGAAGAAAGCCAAGGAAGAGGCGGCCGCGCTGGCCGTCCAGTTCAAGGCGACGGAAAAGCCCACGGCGCAGCAAGCGCGCTTGCTGGAGGCATCGAAGCGCGCCGCCGCCGAGTTGCAGACGAAATACAACGGCCTGCGCCAGTCGGTGCAGCGCCAGCGTGACGCGCTCAACGCTGACGGCATCGCTACCCGGAACCTGAGCGCCGAACAGCGCCGGTTGAAGGCCAGCGCCAGTGAAGCCACGACAGCGCTGGGCCGCCAGCGCGGCGAGCTGGAACGCCTGAGCAAGAAGCAAGAGCAGGTTAACCGCGTCAGCGCGCGTTACCGTGCCGGGCAATCGGCAACCGCGGCTGTCCGTAATACCAGCGCGGCCGGGCTGGGTATCGCTACCGCCGGGCTGGTCGCTGAAGGGGCGTTTATTGCGCCGGGGGTGCAGTTCGACAGGCAGATGTCAGACACGCAAGCCACGTTAGGGCTGGCGAAGGATGACCAGCAACTGGCCGCCATTCGCCAGCAGGCGCGGGATATTGGCGCCACCACTGCGTTTTCGCCGACGGACGTCGCCCGCACGCAATCCGTATTGGCAAAATCCGGCTTTAACGGCGATGCCATTCTGAAATCGACCGAATCAACGGTAAATCTGGCGCTGGCCTCTGATCTGGACATCGCCGACGCGGCCGACATCATCACCAACATGCAATCGGCGTTTAACATGCCGATAGACGAGATCCAGCGCGTCGCGGACGTGATGACCAAAGGTTTCACCAGCTCGAACAGCAACCTGATGGATTTTGGCGAAGCGATGAAGTACGTCGCGCCGATCGCCGAGGCTGCCGGGGCCAGTATCGAGGACACCACCGCCTTGCTGGGCGTGTTGGCTGATAACGGCATCAAGGGGTCTATGGCCGGTACGGCGGCCAGTGCGATGTTTACGCGGTTACAGGCGCCCGTCGGGCAGGCGGCTGATGCGTTGTCAGAATTGGGCGTAAAAACCAAGGACGGCAAAGGGAACATGCTGCCGATCGCGAACATCCTCAAGAAAATTAACGGCTCGTTTAAAACCAACAAGCTCGGCACCGCGCAGCAGGCCGAATACCTGAAAGTCATTTTCGGCGAAGAGGCGATGAAAGGCGCTATCAAGCTGATTGATGCCGCCGGTAACGGCAAGCTGACCGAAAAACACAGCACCGTCACCCAGTCAAAAGGGGCTACGGCCCAGATTGCCCGAGTGAAGGTGGACAACCTCGACGGCGACCTGAAAAACCTGTTTTCGGCTTGGGAAGATGTTCGCATTGAGGTGTTCGACGGCCAGAATTCAGCGCTGCGCAAACTCACGGTTTCCGCCACCGAATGGCTCACCAAGGCCGGGGCATGGGTGAAGGCTAATCCTGAGCTGGTCGGCACGCTGGTGAAAGTCACGGCGGGCGTTACGGCCCTGATCGGTGGCCTCGCTGCGCTGGGCCTTATTGCATGGCCGGTGATGGCCGGGGTCAATATGTTGATCGCCGGGGCCGGGCTGCTGGGAACGGTCTTTACCACCGTCGGCGCCGGGATTGCGGCCGCATTCAGTGTGATCACCCTACCGGTGGTCGCGGCGGCGGCGGTGATTGCCGGTGTGGCGTTGACTATCCGTAAATATTGGGAGCCTATCAGCGCCTTTTTAACGGGTATCGGCGAAGGCTTCAGCGCCGCTTTCGCGCCGATGCGCGCCGCGCTTGTCCCGCTGGCAGGCGCATTTACGCCGCTGCTGAGCATGGTGCGCAACGTCTGGCAGTGGTTCGGCAAGCTGATCGAACCGGTGAAGTCTTCACAGGCCGAACTCCAGACCGCCGCACGCTATGGGCGCATGTTCGGTGAATGGGTCGCGGCCGGATTGAGCCTGCCGCTGCAGCTGTTGGGCGGATTGCCCGGCCTGCTGACCGGCATCTGGGGCGTTGCGAGCGGCATTGCAGAGCGTGCCGCCGCCGTCTGGGACACCATCGGCGAGCGTGTTAACGCGGCATGGCTGGTGCTGAACGCCGCCACGGTTCAGGCATGGGATCGGCTGACCGGCTGGCTTAATGGCAAATGGGAGGGGCTGGTAAACGGCGCTAAAGCACTGCCGGGGCAGTTCAAAGAAGCCGGGATGAACATGATTAACGGGGTCATTGACGGTATTAGCGAGCGCTGGCAGGTGCTGAAAGACAAGTTTTCCAGCATCACGGATATGCTGCCGGACTGGATGAAGTTTGGCGACGATGAGGCGGAGGTTAACCCGGCGATTTCATACAATCGCCCGGCGCCTGAGCTGATGCCGGGGCCGGGCTATGCAGGGGCATTCGACAAGGGCGGCATTATCCCGCGCGGCCAGTTCGGCATCGTCGGCGAGCGTGGCCCGGAGATTGTCAACGGCCCGGCCAACGTCACCGGGCGCCGGAAAACGGCGGCGCTGTCGGCGGCGATGTTATCGCTGTCAACGCCGGTGATGGCGTCGGCCCCGGCTGCTGCACCTGCCACGGCGCCAGCCCCGATCACGATTCAGGTGTACGGCGCCCCCGGCCAAGACGCGGCCTCCATTGCGCGCGAAGTCTCGCGCCAGCTTGAGGCCGAACGACGCAAACACGCGGCCGCCGCGCGTAGCCGCATGACTTACGGAGATTCATGATGATGTTAACGCTGGGGCTGTTTGTTTTTATGCTGCAGACGCTGCCGTATCAATCCATGAGCCGCAACGCGGAATATCGCTGGCCGAGCAACGGGCGCGTTGGCCTGCGCCCGGCGGCGCAATTTCTGGGGATGGATGAGGAAAAAATCACGCTGTCCGGGGTACTGCTGCCGGAGATCACCGGCGGCCGCTGGTCACTGCTGACGCTGCAACTGATGGCCGAGCAGGGCCGGGCGTGGCCGCTGATTGAAGGCACCGGCACGATTTACGGCATGTTTGTGATCGAGTCGATTTCTGAAACGCACTCCGAGTTTTTCGCCGACGGCAGCCCGCGCCGCACAGAGTTCACGCTCAACCTGAAGCGGGTCGATGAGTCCCTGTCTGCGATGTTTGGCGATCTGCGCCAGCAGGCCGGGGAGCTGTACGATAAAGCCGGAGAGATGGCCGGGAAGGCCGCCGGTGCTATGGGAGGGTTGTTATCATGATCACCGGTGTAAGCCTGCCAGCCGGGGCGCGAGTTGCCCCGGATTTCTCGCTGTTGCTGCAGGATAACGACATCACGCAGAACATCCGCAAGCGGCTGATTTCGCTGTCGCTGACGGATAACCGGGGCTTTGAGGCCGACCAGCTCGACATCGAGCTGGACGACAGCGACGGACTGATGGCGATGCCTCAGCGCAATGCGGTGCTGTCGCTGGCGCTCGGCTGGCAAGGCTCGCCATTGACGCCAAAAGGCCAGTTTACGGTCGATGAGGTCGAACACCGGGGCGCGCCGGACACGCTGACTATTCGCGCGCGTAGTGCGGATTTTCGCGGCTCGCTGAACACCCGGCGCGATGAGTCCTACCACGACACCACCCTGGGCGACATTGTGCAGAAGGTGGCTGCGCGCAATAAGCTGAAAGCCTCGCTGGCCGCCGGTCTGGGCACCATCAAAATCAGCCATATCGACCAGACGCAGGAGACGGACGCGGCATTTATTACCCGACTCGCAACGCTCAACGGCGCGGTGGCGGCGGTGAAAAATGGCGCTCTGCTGTTGTTGCGACCGGGGAACGGCGCCACGGTAGGCGGGAAGCCATTGCCGGTGTATACCATCACCCGGCAGGATGGCGATCAGCACAGTTTCAGCATTGTCGATCGGGATGCCTACACCGGCGTAACGGCGAGCTGGCTCAACACAAAACAGCCGAAGCCGAAGAAAGTGAAGCTGCAGCGCAAGCCAAAAGAGCAGCATTTACGGGCGCTGCAACACCCGAAGGCGAAACCGGGCAGCAATAAAAAACCGGGGAAACCGGCGGAGGCGGCGAAAGGCGACTATCTGGTGGGGGCTGACGATAACGTGTTTGCGATCACCAAAATTTACGCCACCAAGGCCGCCGCGATGCGGGCAGCACAGGCCAAGTGGGAAAAGCTTCAGCGCGGTGTGGCTGAGTTCTCGCTGTCGCTTGCCATGGGGCGTGCCAACATCACGCCGGAAACGCCGGTACGCGTCAGCGGGTTTAAAGCGGCGATCGATGCGCAAGACTGGATAGTGAGCAAAGTCACACACGATCTCAGCAATAGCGGCTTTACGACGGCGCTGGAGTTTGAGGTTTTGCTGTCGGATGTGATTTATGAAGTCTCGTAATGTGAATTTATGTTTTGTAAATTCACTTAAAGGTAGTTTTGTTCTCGATCGGGCGGAGTATTATCGCGACAAATGAGAGATTGAGAAGGGAATATCAACATGATGCATTGCCCGCTTTGCCGAACTGCCGCCCATGCCCGCACAAGCCGCTATCTCAGTGAGAACACTAAAGAGCGTTATCATCAATGCCAAAACATAAATTGCAGTTGTACTTTTGTGACGTTGGAATCTATTCAGCGGCAGATCGTATCACCGGGCAAAGTTGATATCGCTCCGCCACACCCAACCCGAAGCAATCAGGGAACACTTTGGATTTAACAAGAAGCCTGCGAAAGCAGGTTTTTTTATGTCCGTAAAATGGCTGTCGCCACTTTGTCGCCACAGGGTAATTATGTGTTTTTCGAAGCATTGTTTTATAAGGGTATTTTTTCAAGGCAACAAAAAACCCGATAATCTTGAACCTAAAAGGCGGGATTATCGGGCTCCACAAAATGGGGACATCAAAGAAAAGCAGTGGCACTAATTCAGACTGCGGCCCCCAACGAAAGTTCTGGCCGGCGACAAAAAAATCAAAATATTTTTATCGCCGATTCATCTCTCCCGCTAATCGATCAGCCGAGTATCCCTGGCCATAGCACCACGATGAGTGAACCCGCCAGCGTTAACAGCACGTTAGCGATGGCGTAGGTGCCGGCATAGCCCAGCGCCGGGATATTGCTGCGCGCGGTGTCGCTGATGATCTCCATCGCCGGCGCACAGGTGCGGGCGCCCATGATGGCGCCGAACAGCAGGGCGCGGTTCATGCGCAGCACGTAGGCGCCGAACAGGAAGCAGATAATCACCGGCACCAGGCTGACGATCAGCCCGGCGATCAGCATCTGGCCGCCGACCGCGCCCAGGCTGTGGCCGATGCCGGCGCCGGCACTCAGGCCCACGCCTGCCATAAACACCATCAGGCCGAATTCTTTCACCATGTTCAGCGCGCCCTGCGGAATGTAGCCGAAGGTCGGGTGGTTGGCGCGCAGGAAGCCGAGCATGATGCCGGACATCAGCAGGCCGGCGGCGTTGCCGATGCCGAACGAGAAGTTACTGAACTGAATGGTGATCTGGCCGATCAGCAGGCCGATGATGAAGAAGGCGCAGAACGCCAGCAGGTCGGTCACCTGGCTGTGGATCGAAATAAAGCCAATCTTCTCCGCCACGCTCTTCACCCGGCGCGCGTCGCCGCTCACCTGCAGCACGTCGCCTTTGTTAAGCACGATGCTGTCGTCGATCGGCATTTCGATCTGGCTGCGGATCACGCGGTTGAGGAAGCAGCCGTGGTCGGTCAGCTTCAGCTGGCTCAGGCGCTTGTTCACCGCGTTGCTGTTCTTCACCACGATCTCTTCGGTGACGATGCGCATGTCGAGCAGATCGCGATCGAACACTTCCTTGCCGTTGCGGAAGCTCGGATCCAGCCGCGCGTGGGCGTCCGGGTAGCCGACCAGCGAGATTTCGTCGCCCACCTGCAGCACCGCGTCACCGTCCGGGTTGGCCAGAATGCCGTTGCGGCGGATGCGTTCGATGTAACAGCCGGTCTGGCGGTAGATGCCCAGTTCGCGCAGGTTCTTGCCGTCGGCCCAAGCCACCAGTTCGGGGCCGACGCGGTAGGCGCGGATCACCGGCAGGTAGACCTTGCGCTGGCTGTCGGTGTCCAGGCCGCGTTCGCGGGCGATCTGCTGGGCAGAGGTGGATAGGTCCTGGTGCTGCAGCTTCGGCAGGTAGCGCGCGCCGAAGATCAGGCTGACCAGACCGATCAGGTAGGTGAGGGCGTAGCCGAGGCTCAGATGATCCTGCGCCGCCAGCAGCGCCGGGCCGTTGACGATGGTGTTGCGCAGCGTATCGCCGGCGCCCACCAGCACCGGCGTCGAGGTCATCGAGCCGGCCAGCATGCCGGCGGTCAGGCCGATGTCCCAGTGGAACAGTTTGCCGAGACCGATGGCGATCACCATCGCCGAGCCGACCATCACCAGCGCCAGCATCAGGTAGTTTTTGCCGTCGCGGAAGAAAATCGAGAAAAAGTTGGGCCCGGCTTCCACGCCCACGCAGAAAATAAACAGCATAAAGCCGAGATTCAGCGCCTCGGTGTTAATGGCGAAGTGTTGCTGGCCGAGCAGCAGCGAAACCACCAAAACGCCAATGGAATTACCGAGTTGGACGGAGCCCAGACGGAGTTTACCGAGGCACAGCCCCAGTGCGAGTACCACGAACAGTAACAGAATGTAGTTACCGTTTAACAAACTAGCGACGTTTATGTTCACGGAGGATAACTTATTGTTTACCAGTAAGTGCTTGATATAGATAACTATAAGAGATAGATTCAGCCTTAAAACGACGTTATAAATCACCACCAGCGGAAGGCAAAGCGAACCATCGTTCGGCGGCGTTCATTCTAGACGCTATGACCGATGACAGCCAGCACAGAAAGCTGATTTCCTGCGCCGCCGTGCGCATTTAACTCTCTTTTGACCAAGGAAAAAATTCGGTTCAGCGTCACCGCGCGGGTGAGCGGTCCGATTTCTATTGATGCGGTAATTGGGCGGGGGAGAATTCGCATGACGAGTTATAGATATTGGCTGGGCATTCTCAGCTGTTTTCTGTTGTTCAGCCTGGTGTTTCTCGGCCAGCAAACCGGCCTGTTCGGCAGCACGGATCATGAGCACCACGGCGAAACCGGTCTGCTGCTGTTTGTGATCCCCGGTGCGATCGCCAGCTATCTGTCGAGCCGCAAGCGGCTGCTTTGCCCGCTGCTCGGCGCGCTGTATGCGCTGCCGCTGTGTCTGCTGATCCGCCATTTCTGGCTGACGCCGTCCTCTTCGTTCTGGCAGGAGCTGGCGTACGCCACCAGCGCGGTGTTCTGGTGCGTGTTCGGCGCGATGCTGATGCTGTTCGCCCTCGGCCTGTTGCAGACGCTGCAGCAGCTGCACCGGCGGCAGCGGCAATAA